ATCGTCACTGAGGCAGCGGGAACCCCAGAAGCGGAAACCGTCTTTGCGGATCAGCGTGGTGACATCGTTCTGGTTCAGCAGCCCCGCATCGGTTGCCGGGTCCTGCAAATCCCAGAACACATCCGCAGAAATGCCGGTGACGCCGTTCACGCCCACGTTGGAAAGGGATTTGTGCCAGCCGGTCTGTTCGTCAATTTTGGCACGCAGGCCAAGCGCACGGGCTGAGGCGTAAGCCGTAGCGTCAGCATTCATCACGGTGTCAAAACTGATAAAATCAGGCCAGATCAGCATCCCCTCGCGCTGGCTGAAATTAGCTCGGTAGGCAATGGCCTCTTCCACAGTTTTGCAGCCGTAGGCGGAGAGATAAGCAAACCCGCGCAGACTCTGCGCCACGCTCAGCAGCTCAGCAGCTACCGCTTTCGTGTCGTGCCCAGGCACGCCCAGAATGCGCGGCTTAACGCCGAGCTGGGACTGCGCAGATAACAGCGCTTTCATGCCCGTTTTTTTACCGTCAGCTGTCACGCCGCCGATAACGTTGGAGGTTGTCTCCGCTTCTGTTTCACCCTGCGCAACACGCACAACAACGGTCACGGGTTTAGCCTGGTCGGCAATTGCATCCAGAGAGCGGGCGAGAGTGCCGGACTCGCCTGCTTTACCGCTGGCGGTCAGCACGTCGGTAAGCAGGACCGGCTTATTGAGGGGGAATACGGACGCATCTGCATCGTCGCCGGTACAGACCATACCGACAATTGCCGTGCTTACTGTTGAAATGGGGCGGGTGCCATCGTTGACCTCAACGACGCGCACACCGTGGTGATAATCCTGAGCCATACGGCGAACCCTCCGGTGTTTAGGTTTCGCCCTATGGTGAATTGAATGAGCCCCGCAGACAGCTACGCGGCATTGTCCTCTTAATCACACAATACGCCCGCGCGGATACCGCCACCGCATCGGCAATTGAATGGCCTACAACACCGGTTGTTCTGGCCAGCTAATGTCTGGCGCAGTGGAGGTATCGACGGCCTTCATTGCTTTGATATATATCATCCACGCCGTTAACTTCGCTTTGTCGTCATCGCCAATAATGCTCAGGGATAATTCCGTGCGCCAGTCGGCGGTTACCTCATTTGCCTGTGCGAGAAAGTTTTGTCGCTGTTTTTCAGCTTCGGCGATCTGACCAGCTTTTTGTTCTTCAAAGTCCGTCACCCATGCTTTACCATCCCATTTATCGTATGGGGTGCCGGGTGGGATGGGAGTAGTGTTATCTGGGTAATCACCGAGGGCTTTAAGGTCAATCGGTTGACCGTTCTCTGTGCTGTAAACCGTTTCACCGCGATGGTCATCAACCACTACCCACTTATCATGCGCGCGTATCACCGCTTTTCCTGCCTCATAAGCTGGCGGGGCATCAATGTATGCACCGGCAGGAACGCCAGACGTTGCAGGAATAAATTCATCGACATAGCCAATATATTCACCATCTGGATTAGTGAGAAAACAAACAACCCAGCCTGGGGTTTCTGCAAATCCCTGCTCATTAAGCGTGATATATTCTTTCATTATTGCGCTCTCACTATGTAGTTAAATGCCACGTTTTTAACGCGGTTCTCTCCTGCTGTCGGTACCTGATTGGCTGCATTAAGCACAAGATTTCGATAATTGAGATTTACACCCGCTCCAGACTGCCACTGACCGAAACCATTCCCGGCATAGCTAAGTACTCCACTCGCTGTATTTGGGTCGGCGGTATAGACATTTGCCACGCTGCCGGTGATGTTTCTGATTGCGTCGCCCTGCTCGCTAAGCAGAGTACGTCCGGTATCAATCCCCCTGCCATCATCCCAACCCCTGATTGTTTGCGCTCGCATATCAGGCAAAACCCCGGACGGGTATGCCTGAGCAAGTTTTGGGTTTGAGGCTTTATCGAACGTTGCACCATTCATTTTCAGAAAGCCAGTCGGCGGGGTTGCCAGCGGCCATGGAACAGGCACGCCAACAGGCAAAACGGAACCATCTCCTAAACCGAGATATTCGAGAATGGCCGCAATAGATTTTCCTGACAAGGCTGTCAGTGTGTTATCCAGAGGCTGCTTGTTCGCCAGAGCATTAGTCATAGTGGCCGCAAAGTTAGGATCGTTACCTAACGCCACCGCCAGTTCGTTCAATGTATCAAGCGCTGCAGGTGATGAACCAACAAGCCCTGCAATAGCGGCCTGCACAAAAGAAGTATTGGCAAGCTGAGTGGAATTGTTACCAGCTGCCGCCGTCGGGGCTTTTGGTGTGCCGGTAAACGTCGGGCTGGCTTTTGGTGCATATTGTGAATGCGGATCAGCGGCCACAAGATGCGCCGCCATCAGCTCATCCACATACACCTTAAGCTCCAGCACCTTATCATCCACATATTTTCGGGTAGCCAGCACCACGGAAGGATCAATTTTTAGCGTAATATTATCGGTGCTGCTGGTAATTAACACCATACGCACTGTCTGCGTGCGCCCGCTTCCCTCTGCCAGCTGCGGCTTGTAGCTCTCCGGGCAATTACCGACAGCAATCAGCGCGCCGGTTTCATCAAACAGCCCAACTTCACGAATCCACCAACCGCCCTCTGTTTCAGGTATCACCTGCTCAGCGATCACCTGGCTGCTGTTCTGCGGATCGATATACAGCATATTGAGTGCTGCGCGGCGTTTTTCACCGACCAGCTTTGTCTGTTGTGCGTTTGGCGTTGGCAGCACGCCGCCGCCATCACCCACTGCCATCTGTGTAATTTTCAGCGGAACACCGAGCGCGGCGGCACTTGCCAGTTTCGCCGCGCCGATATCCGTCAGTAGGGTATAAAATTTTGCGCTCATGAGTTCACTCTCATTGTGTCAATAACATGGACGGCGCCGCCCTCGTAGGCAGAACCACCGGAAATGATGGTTTCGTTGATATACGGGTAAATCGTGATTTCTTCGCCGCTATAGGTGACAGCCCCCACAAAACATGGCCCGCTCGTCTGCAGATTTATGGACATGCCGATCAGATGCCTGCTGCAGGGTTTGGCGTCACCGATCAGGCGCTCCAGCTCCAGATAGGTTTCCTCTGTTATGCCCTGGTCCTGCACCCCAATATCCAGGCGAAACGTGCCCGGCTCCTCGCCGGTCTGCCACCATTCAATGATGCGGATCAGAAAGCCGAACGGCTCCACCACACGCCGTACAGCGCTGGCTGTCCCCTTGTGCTGATGGATATAGAACGCATCCTGCACCACGCGGCGCTTCACGCTCTCCGCCCATCCTTCGTCCCAGCGATCAACCGAAAAGGCCCACGCCAGATACGGCAGAAACTTGACCGGGCATGTTGCCGGGTTCCATAAATCCCGCAGCGGCACCTGCAGATCGGAAATTCCGCTGCAGGTCTGAGCCAGGCGGCGCTCAAGCGGCGATGAACCAGGAGGAAGCAGGCTATTCATCCGTTCCCCCGTTGGTTACGCTCCATTCCGTACATGAAGCGGCTTGTGTCTTATCCAGCACCACATCAGCGAGCGGCGAGGCCAGTTCAACACGCTGCACACCCTCAACATGCAGCGCGGCATAAATAGCACTGCGGCGAATATCACGCCCCAGCCTCGTCTGGCTGGCGATATATTTCTGCAGGCTGGCTTTTGCCGCCTCCATCACCGGCTCAGCTTCTGGCCCCGGGTAAAGAAAGATCGTCGCATCCACGCTGTACGGAATGATTTCAGCGCTGCGCACCGTCAGACGGTCAGCAACCGGCCGCACGTTCTCACTGTTAAGCGCCAGTTCAACCACAGCCAGCAGATCCGCCGCAGCCGTTCCGTCGCCCTCACGGCTCAGCACGGTAAGCACCACCTCCGCCGGGGCCGGACTGGTTGCGCTGGCGTCAGCGACTCGCCCGTCAGCGCTTTTAGCGTGAAACTCGTAAGCTCCCGTTGGGCCTGCAACTGACAGCCCTTCAAAAGCTGCAGGAACACGCTGACGCAGAGCCTCATCACTTTCCATCACGGCAGCAACCGGCGGTACCGCGTCGTTATCTGCAGGAATAACCGTCAGACGTTTTACGTTGCAGTTACCGGCCAGCTGATCGAGATCACTCCCCATGGAATAAGCCACCATGACCGCCTGCGCCGCCTCGTTAATGCGCTGACGCAGGAGAATTTCACGATACGCATTTTCCTGCAGGAGCTTGGTCACGGGTTCAGACTCCAGCTCAAGCGTGCGCCTTACCGCGTCCTGCTCGTCTGCCGGATAAAGGGCTACAAACGCGGCTTTCCGTTCGTTTAGCAGCGTTTCAAAATCCGGCACATCCACTATCTGCGGGGCGGGCAGCTGGGAAAGGTCAATGACTGCCATTGTCTGCTCCTGTTGATACCGAAAGTGAAACCGGCGCGCCGTTATCACGCTGCCCGGTAAGCTCAACCACCATCGAACCATCAAAACTGCTGTTTATTGTGATGGAATCCAGGGTAAGCCGTGGCTCCCAGCGACTCAGAGCCACATAGACCGCAGACATAACCTGCAGGCGCAGCGCCGGGTTCTGCGGCTGGTCTATCAGTTCAGACAGAAGCGAGCCGTATTCCCTCCGGGCAATGCGGCTCCCCTGCGGGGTCAGCAGAATATCCCGGACCGACTGGCGCAGGTGGTCCGTGTCGGTAATGGCCCTGCCGTTGCCCTGACTCATGCCGATATACAGCGTCATACCGGACCTCCCGATGTATCACCGCCGGACTTAACGCCGGTATGACCGTGTTTATCGACTACGATCCCGTTAGAACTCATGGCGCCGCCGCCCTGGGTGACGCCACCATTGATCACCACTTCGCTGTTTATGCGCGTGTTGCTTGCTTCCACCACAAATTCCCCCGTTTTCAGGGTTATGTTATCTGCAGCCTCGATCACCATGGATTTGATGCCCCGCACATGCCAGCGGCCGGTCGCTGGTTCATATTCAAACCAGCCACCGTCCGGGTATTCCGTTACGCATCCGTCCACGGAG